GCTTAGAGAGAAAAAGAAGGACACCAAAGGACTAGTTTTGAAGAAGAAACATAATTGAGACACGCAATGATGGAGGTGAAATTTATTTGGCTTTTGTAAATTTAAAGTTTAGAAAGAGGGATGCCACTGACTACATTTACATTGTAAAAAAAGATCTGAAGAAGACGGATTTGGAGTCTCTTAGAGTGAAATGCATGAGACGTGGAGGACTTGACACAGGCTTCCATTACATCATTAGAGCAAATGGTGTAATTGAAGCTGATCGTGTTGAGTATGCTTATGCGGGTTGGTGGTTTGAACATGAGGACAAAGCTGTAGCTATTTTGATAGACACAGCAGGGGAAAAGAAAGTGACAATGGCAGCAAAGAAAGCTGTCAAAGAGATTACTGCTAAATACCCTAAAGCAGAGATTGTTGAAGTTGATAACGCTGGAGATATGGAGGATTAACTGAATGAAAGAGCATGAAGAAAGCACAGCAGTGAGAGTTCATTTACCATGTCCTGATTGTGGCTCTCATGATGCTCTTTGTGAGTATAGTGATGGACACACCTACTGCTTTTCTTGTAATACCTATCATGGAGCAGCTGAGGAAAACGAACTTGTGTCTTCTACGAAGAAAATTATACCGCTAGAGGATATGAAGTTAGACTCTCTGAGAGCTAGAGGTATTACAGAAGCAACGTGCCAGGCTTACTCATATTTCAAAGCTCCTTTAGGAGGAGAATGGGCACAGGTAGCAAATTATTTTGATGATGATGGAAAGATCCTTGGACAAAAACTTCGATATGCTAACAAGGTCTTTAGAGTGCGTGGAGATATTTCTACTAGATTCTATGGGCAGCAGAAGTGGGCAGGGGGTGGTGGTAAGAAACTTATCATCACTGAAGGAGAGATTGACTGTCTAACTGTCTCTCAGCTACAAGGAAATAAATATCCTGTTGTGTCTATCCCTTTGGGTGTTGGGTCTGCCAAAAAGGTCTTTAAGGCTAATATGGATTGGCTCAACTCCTTTGAACAGGTTATTGTCATGTTCGATATGGATGAAGCAGGAAGACAGGCAGTGAAGAGCGTAGAGGGGTTACTGAAACCTAATAAACTTTTCATTGCTAACCTTCCTTGCAAAGATCCAAATGAATGTTTACTTAGTGGTAAGGGGCAGGATGTCATTAAGGCAATCTGGTCCGCAAAACCATATATGCCAGATGGAATTATCAACGGTAAAGACACATGGGAAGAGGTGTCTAAAGAAGATGATAATGACACTGGCTATCCTTATCCATGGAATATTGATCTCAATAAGATGACTATGGGTATTCGTAAAGGAGAACTTACTGTACTAACAGCTGGCACTGGTGTTGGGAAAACTACCTTTGTTAGAGAGCTTGCCTATGATATGGGTGTCAATAAGAACCTGAAGGTAGGAATGCTGATGTTAGAAGAAAATGTGAAGAGGACAGTCAAAGGACTTATGTCTATAGCTGCTGGAAAAAGACTCTATATCAATAGGCAGGGTCTATCTGATGAGGACTTTAAGGCAGCCTTTGATAAGACTATGGGTACAGGCAATTATGTACTTTATGAACACTTTGGGTCTCTTGAAGGAGACAACTTGATGGACAAAATTCGATATATGGCTGTAGGTGAGAAGTGTGACTTTATCATCCTAGACCATGTATCTATTGCTGTCTCTGGTATTGAAGGGGACAACGAAAGAAAGCTGATAGATGTGTTGATGACAACAATGAGATCTCTTGTAGAAGAAACAGGAGTGGGGCTTATTGTTATCTCTCATCTTAGGCGAGTTCCCGATCAGCAGTCTCACGAAGAAGGTGGGGCTACTTCTCTGTCTCAGCTCAGAGGGTCTGGAGCTATTGCACAGTTGGCAGACACAGTTATTGGGCTAGAAAGAAATCAGCAAGCAGATGGTAGAAAGAAGAACCTTGTCAGAGTCAGGGTCTTAAAGAACCGTTGGACAGGCGAGACAGGGATTGCTGGTTATTTGTTCTATGATAGAGACACAGACCGACTCACAGCAGTTGATCGGCTGAGTGATTTTGATGATGATGAAGATAATGAGGATGACAATGATTGTCCATTTTAATAACTAGGAGGAATATATGAAAGTATCTTGGGAAGATCGTGAAGTGTCTATGGGGATCTTTAAGGCAAAGTATGCTAAGAACTCAGAAGAAACTCCAGAAGAATTTTGTGAAAGAGTAGCGTCTATTGTACGCCCAGAACTTCACGACTTTGTTAAAGAGAGTCTGGAAGAAGGTAGGTTCTGCTTTGGTGGTAGAACGCTTTACATGGCAGGAAGACCGGAAGTTAAGGCTTCTTCTTCTAACTGCTATATTATGCCAATGCCAGAAGATGACATTACATCTATTTATCATTCCAATGCAGAGATGGCTAGGATCTTCTCTCGTGGTGGTGGAGCTGGTGTAAACATCTCCAAACTTAGACCAAAGGGAGCAAAGGTCAGAAATGCAGCAGAGACTTCTACAGGGGCTGTGTCTTTCCTTGAACTCTACAACACCACTGGTAACATTATTGGTGCTAGAGGAAGACGAGCAGCTGAAATGATTGTCCTAAACTGTGAACATCCAGATGTTGAGGTTCTTCTTGATCTGAAAGAAGAAGGAGCAAAACTGGCTTCTATGAATATCTCTGTACTCTTTACTGATGAGTTTATGGAAGCAGTTCTGAATGATACTAAATTCCGTCTGCACTTTGAGTGTAAAGACACAGGAGAAATTATTGAGAAGTATATTGATGCACGGAAGTTCTTCAAACGTTTCTGTGCAGTAGCTTGGGATATGGGTGATCCGGGGGTGTTATTCAATGACCGTATTCAGCAGCATAATTTTAACCCTAACCGTCCTTCTTATCACATTTCCGCTTCCAATCCATGTAGTGAATTTCTTGGAGCTGATTATAGCTCTTGCAATCTCGGTTCTATTAACGTGTACAGTTTTGTCAGAAATAAGTTCGAGACTGATGCATTCTTTGACTACAAAGCATTCTGCGAAACGGTAGTCAAAGCAGTAATGGCACTGAATGATGTTCTGAAATATGGCTATGATAAGCAGCCACTTCCAGAAAACAAGAAATGCATTGATGATTGGAGACAGATTGGTCTTGGTCTGTTTGGTCTTTCTGATGCTTTTGTAGCTCTCCGTATCAAATATGGTTCTGAAGAGTCTATTAAATTCGTAGACACACTTCTGAAGACCATGCATGATGTAGCTCTTAAAGCCTCTGTAGGTGAAGCTATTCGGTTTGGTAGTTACGGTAAGTTCTTCAAAGGTATCCTTCCGACTGTTGATAAAGACCTGATGACCACTGAGGAACTGGACAGTGTAATGAAATATGGTATGGCTAATGCTTCTCTTCTGTCCATTGCACCAACTGGTACGATGAGTCTTTTCATGGGTAACTTTACAGGTGGGTGTGAACCTATCTTTAAGCTCTTCTATGATCGTTCAACACATAAGATGGAAAAGACTGGAGGACATTTCCGTGTCTATGCACGCTCCATTGAAGACCTTCTTAACCACTTTGGTTATCCTCTTGACATGACTGTAGAGGAAATTAAAGATGTGTTTCCATGGGTCGTAGAAGCACATGACATTCCATGGGCGAGCCGTGTCATTCTCCAGTCCACTATGCAGAAGTATGTAGATAATGCTATCAGCTCTACTGTCAATCTTCCGCATGACGCAACTGTGGATGATGTATTTAATATCTACATTGCAGCTTGGAGAAGTGGATGTAAAGGAATTACGGTGTTCCGTGATGGATGCCGTAGAGGTAATATTCTTGGGGTTGAAGAGAAGAAAGAAAAGGTTGAACCAAAGGTATCAGAGCCAGCACCAAAGAAGCCAACTTGCAGCGGGGATGCTGACTATAGAGTATGCCCAGAGTGTCATGAAAAACTCTTTAAGGTTGAAGGGCATTGTGGTTATTGTGTTGGTTGTGGCTACAGTGCTTGTGGTATGTAAGTAAAGCATAGAAGGAGGAAATTAGATATGCTAATATTCGATTTGGAGACAAACGGTCTTTTAGATACGATGACGAAGATTCACTGTCTAAGCATATCTGATGGACACCATAATGTTAAGGGCTATAGACCCGAAGAGGTTGAAGATGGAGTAAAGAGACTCTGGGAAGCTGTGAATAACGGAGAAGGTATTTGTGGACACAATATCATTAACTTCGATATTCCAGCTATCCATAAGCTCTATCCATGGTTTGATATTCCTAGAGACAAGAGGAAGTATGTTGTAGACACATTAGTTCTGGCTAGATTGGTCTTCTCAAATATTGCTGAGTCTGACTATAGTGCTTTTCATAAGAATGAATTGCCGGGGTCTTTAATTGGATCTCATACTTTGAAAGCCTATGGTTATCGTCTGGGTGTCTATAAAGGCACATATGCTGAAGACACAGAAGATGCATGGGCAATGTTTAACGAAGATATGCTGAAGTATAATGAACAGGATGTAGTGGTCACTGAAGCTCTTTATGAGAAAGAATTAGCGAAACACTATCCTGCTGCTGCTATTGAACTGGAGCATAAAGCTCAGTGGCTCATGTTCAAACAGGAACAAAATGGTTTCCCATTTGACATTAAGGGAGCAAAGACTCTTGAAAAGACCCTTAGAGATAGAGCTGCTACTGTGTCTTCAAAGATCAAAGAACTTGCTCCACCAATTCCGGGGAAAGTATTCATTCCTAAAAGGGACAATAAGAGACTCGGGTATAAAGCTGGTGTTCCCATTCAGAGATACAAAGAGTTCAATCCGGGGTCTAGGCAGCAGATCGAATGGGTCATTAGACAACATTATGAATACAGTCCAGACAATGATGATCTTTATGCGGAAGATGGGAGGTTAAAGATAGATGAAACGACTTTTCACTTTATGGCGAAAGACGAAGCAGCACCTGAAGCAGTTCGTACTTTGGCTCCTTTGTTTGAAGAACAGTTAATGCTTACTAAGCGTCTGGGTCAGCTTGCAGATGGCACACAGGCGTGGTTGAAGTGTGTGAAAGGGGATGGAAAGATCCATGGAAGAGTTAATCCTAACGGTACTGTTAGTGGGCGTGCTACTCATTCTCAGCCGAATGTTACTCAGGTTCCTCACAATGCTAGTCCCTACGGCAAGGAGTGTCGTAGTCTGTTCGGAGTGCCTAAAGGATGGGTACAGGCGGGCATTGATGCTTGTGGTTTGGAGCTTAGGTGTTTGTCTCATTTCCTATACCCTTATGACTCTGGTGCGTATGCTGATGAAGTAGTCCATGGGGACATTCATACAGCAAATCAAAAAGCAGCTGGTCTTCCTACAAGAGATGGAGCAAAGACGTTTATCTATGCCTTCTTGTATGGTGCAGGAGATGCAAAGATTGGTAAGATCGTAGGGGGTGACGCAACTGATGGGAAACGACTCAAGAAGAAATTTCTTGCTGGGACTCCTGCTATTTCTTCTTTACGAAGGGATATTAAGAATTGCCTTATAGCTGAAGAGTATCATGGGAAGATCATTAAGTGGAGACGAAAGTACCTAAAGGGTCTTGATGGTAGACACCTACATGTTAGGTCTATCCATTCAGCCCTTAACCTTCTCTTGCAGTCGGCTGGTGCTTTAGTCTGTAAGTATTGGATAGTAAGAACGGAAGAGAGGTTGTTAGCTCGTGGACTTACGCATGGTTGGAATGGTGATTTTGCTCTTATGGCTTGGGTGCATGACGAGCAGCAGATCGCGTGCAGAACATCGGAGATTGCAGACATTGTTATTGCAGAAGCACAGGCAGCTATGAGAGACACTCAGGCACATTTTAATTTCAGAGTACAGTTAGACACAGATGGTATGAAAGGGAGGAACTGGTATGACTGTCACTAATACGAAAGGAGTATTTTATTTGAACAAATACCTTGAGACACTTTGTAAGATGATGAATAAACAGTATACCCTTCAGAGTGACTTTGCTAGAGAGCATGCTTTTATTATTGCAGAGGCAGCTTCTAGGGGACACATCTCTTCGGTGCTGTCTGGTACTGCTACAAATGCATGGTATGTAACAGCAAAGGGCTTTAAGCTCCTGAAGAAGGAAGGGTATTTGTAATATGCTCTATATTCTTCTTGATGCTGATATGCTTTGTTTTGTCTCTTGCTCTTCCGTGGAGCGAGAGATAGATTGGGGGGATGGTCTGTGGACTCTTCATGCTGACGCTAAAGAGGCAGAGACACAGGTGGATGATAGAGTAGAAGGAATTGTAACTACGATCTTAGACAAACTCAATTATGAAGGGGAGTATAAGATTGTAATGTGTCTTTCAGATCCAAAGGTGAATTTCAGAAAAAGAATTTTGTCTACTTATAAAGCTAACAGAATTGGTAAAAGGAAACCTGTTTGCTATGCTGAGGTGCTGCAATGGATCATTGACAACTATGATACAAAGAGCATTCCTACCTTAGAAGCTGATGATGTTATTGGCATTTTAGCCACTAGACACAAAGGGCATGAGGTGCATTGTAGTGGAGACAAAGACTTCAGGTCTATTCCTGGGGTCTTTTATAATTTCCTAAAAGGGGAATTGTATCACATTGATGAGAGAGAAGCAGACAAATGGTTTTATACACAGACACTCATTGGTGATAAAGCGGATAACTATGATGGCTGTCCCGGTATTGGAGAGAAGACAGCAGAAAAGATTTTTGAAAGGAGTGGAGTATCTTGGGGAACCGTAGAGAAGACCTTCATAAGAAAGGGTCTAACAAAAGAGGATGCTTTGCAGCAAGCAAGAGTCGCTCGTATTTTAAGGGACGAAGATTATCGGAGTGGAAAGTTGATCCTCTGGTCCCCATCGAAGTAGATGTTAATAATGATAAGCTCCTGAAGTATATTGCTTCTAAGATCTACGATCAGCTGCGTTCACTGAACTCTAAACCAGCAGGGAAGGTTGCTGACTATACGTCTATTTATTATAACCTTTATTGGTTAGCAGAAGCAAAGCACTTGATTCTCTTTAGGGAAAGGGACAAAGAAGGCAGGAATGTAGGGGTCTTAGCTTTTGACGTTGTTACTCCATGGTATACACGTTACACCTGTCTTGATGAGATCTTTGTATTAGCATTAGACCCCTCTTTCCATGGCTTTGGTCGCACTGCTTTGAAGTATATGAAGAAGAGAGCTAAGGCTCTTGGGTGTACTTTGATGGAGACAGGGGCGTCCATGACAGATAAGCCGGAGTTACTTGAAAATCTCTATAAGAGACATGGAAAATGTACTTTTTCATACCCTAACTTTGTATGGGTGTTACCTAATTGAGACACCTTCTTTAGAGTTAATTGAGACACGCAATGATGGAGGTGTATATGGAAACTTTAAAGACTCCTTATGTACATGAAGATATTGTTAGTTACCTTGATGAAATCTATGATTTTGATGCTTTGCTGCACTGCCTGGAAGGAGAACTAGCAGAGTACAAGATTGGATACATGAAAGGTGCTAGGGATGTTATCAATCATTTAAGGGCTATTGCTGAAGAGCAGAATGAGGTGAGTTAATGTGCTTGTGGAAGACACCTAAAATTTCTCAGCCTTCTGTCACTGCCAGAGAGCTCACTCCTTCTACAGAAGCAGACACAACAAACTCTCCTATCTATGGGGGGTCTGATGCATGGAAGCAGAAGCGAAGGGGCGCTCAGGCATTACAGATTAGCCGAGGCACAAATTCAAATAACAGAGTTAATGTAAATGACACAGGAGGTTGGAGTATTTAATGGGTAAGGTAGGTAAGGCTATTACAAAGCCTTTCAGATCTATTGGGCATGCTATTGGTGGTCTATTTGGTGTTAGAAGCTCTGGTGGCTCTGTAGAGTATTCGGCAGGGGCAGCAGCAGCTCCCGCAGTTGATGCACAGAATAATGATACTAATGTAGACACAGATGCAACAAAGAGAAAAAAGAAAGCAGTAGGTAAAAAGAGTCTGATGATTGGGTCTGGTTCCGATGCATCTGGTGGAGGGACTACAGGCACAGGTCTGAATCTGTAAGTGGTGACAAATGGCTAAAAAAGGAACAACTTTTAATCATGAAGAGACCGCAAAGTCTATTTATGAAAGGTTGTCTTCTGATAGATCCCCTTATGTAACTAGAGCAGAAGACTGTGCTACATACACAATTCCTTCACTCTTTCCTAAAGAAGGGTCTAATGGTTCTTCTAACTTTGATACACCCTATCAGAGTATTGGAGCTAGAGGTGTGAACAATCTAGGGTCTAAATTGATGCTTGCATTGTTCCCTCCTAATGACACATTCTTTAGACTTACACCGGGGGAAGATGCAGAAGCAGACCTTGCAAATCAGCCTGAGATGCGAGAACAGGTTGAACAGGCTTTGTCTAATCTCGAACAGAAAGCAATTCAATATGCGGAGACACATCAATATCGTGTCACCTTAGCAGAGGCAATTAAAGTGCTTGTAGTCACTGGTAATTGCCTTTTATTTTTGCCTCCAAAAGAAGGGGGTATGAAACTCTATAAGTTAAATTCTTATGTTCTCCAGAGAGATGCTTTGGGAAATGTTGTCCAGCTTGTAGCTATGGATAAGATTGCTTATGCAGCTCTTCCAGATGACGTAAAGGCTCTGGTTACCCGTGGAGGAGAAGATAAGAAACCAGAAGATCTGACTACTATCTATACTCATGTCTATCTTGAAAATGACGTTTTTTACTCTTATCAGGAAGTCAATGGAGAAGTAGTTAGTGGCACAGAGCAGCAGTATCCAAAGGATAAGACTCCTTGGATCCCTCTGAGAATGGTAAAGATGGATGGAGAGTCTTATGGGCGCTCCTTTGTGGAAGAGTATTTGGGAGACCTGAAATCTCTTGAGGCACTTTCTAAAGCCATTGTAGAGATGTCCGCTATCTGTGCCAATGTTCTTTATCTGGTCAACCCTAATGGTATTACAAGACCATTTAAGCTCTCTAAGGCAAAGTCTGGGAGCTTTGTACCAGGGAGACCAGATGATGTACAGGCACTTCAGCTGAACAAAGGTGCTGATTTACAGGTAGCAGCTTCTACTGTCACCATGCTTTCTGACCGCTTGTCTTTTGCATTTATGCTCAATTCAGCAGTCCAGAGAAACGGTGAAAGAGTAACAGCAGAAGAAATCAGATACGTTGCATCTGAACTGGAAGACACATTGGGTGGGGTCTATTCGATCCTCTCTCAGGAACTCCAGTTGCCACTTGTACGAAGACTTTTGGTACAGCTGGAAGGAACTGGTCAGATTCCAGATCTTGATGGTCTTGTAGAACCAACTATTACTACTGGTCTTGCTGCTATTGGCAGAGGACATGATTTCAATAAGATGATGACTTTTAGTCAGATTGTTAGTCAGAACCCTGAGATGGCTCAGGTTATTAACTGGACTGTAATGGCTGAAAGAATGGCTAATGGTCTCTCAATCAATACAGAAAATTTGATTAAGACACCTGAACAGATCCAGCAGGAACAGCAGCAGAACCAGATGGCTGCAATGGCTGAAAAGGCTGCACCTCAGATGGCTGCTGGTATGATGGAACAAGCTAATGGTAATGAAGGAGGAACATAATGGAAGGTGAAGAACAGGTATTGGATACTAGCACAGAAGTGGATGCTGGTGTTGCAGTAGATGCAGGAAAGACTGCTGAAGAAGAAGCTCTGAAGACTCTTGATGAGCACAAAGAAGCTGAAATCACTAATAATGGTGAGAAAGAAGAAAGTTCTGAAAAGAAAGAGTCTAAGAGTGAAGACAAGAAAGAAGATAAACCTGAAGACGAATTAAAAGCAGTTGAACAGGGTATCGAAGAGCAGAAGAAAGCAGAACAGGATGTAAAGGCAGACCTGGCTAATAAGGGTGTCGATTATGATGCCTTAGCTAAAGAGTATGAAGAGAATGGGAAACTCTCTGAAGAGTCCATGAAAGCTCTTAAAGGTGCTGGTTATCCTGAGTCTGTTGTAAATGCTTTTATTAAAGGCTTTGAAGCACAGGTACAGGAATATACCAATGCTGTATATAAAATGGCTGGTGGTGAAGCAGAATACGGAAGACTCTGTGAGTTCATTAAGAGTCTTGGGGAGGCAGATGTACAGGCTTTCAATGAAACGATTGACTCTGGCAGTCTGACTCAGCTGTCTGCTCTCATCAATGGCTACAAAGCACAGATGACAACTAAATATGGTACTTCAAATCGCTCTATTCTTGGAGGTGCTGGGTCTGTAGACAATAGAGGCTTTAATAGCAAAGATGCTATGGTAAAAGCAATGAATGATCCGAGATATGGTACAGACATGGCATATACCGAAAAGGTACAGCGTATGACAATGCAGTCCAATTTCATGGGCTGATTTTTTTTTATTATTGAAAAGGAGTTGATTTATTAGTGGCTGACGTTACTGTCGCACAGCCTGGTCTGATTCAGGGTACTACTGACACTCTGGGTGCTTATCTGAAAGTCTTTGCTGGTGAAACTCTGGCAGCTTTCTCTCGTTCTTCCGTTACGATGGGAAGACACATTGTTCGTACTATTTCGAGTGGTAAATAAAGCGGGATTGCTTCTCGTTAAAAATCTCTTTAATTGCTGGAAACTCTCTTAAAGGAGACAATCAGCAGCTAAGTTCTACCGAAAGGAGAAAAAGCTCAACGACTATGGTAAATGCCAGTAGGAAGAAGTCTTCCGAAGTGGGAGATAAAGACACAAAAGTTTGTAGGTTATGTGGAGTTGAAAAGCCCATATCTGAGTTCTATTTCAGGAAAGATTCTGGACACTATCGTTCTGAGTGTAAGGAGTGTCTTAGAAAACTTAGTTCATTCAGGAAGACTGGGTGGACACCTGAAGACTACGAAGAAGCCTATATCAAACAAGATGGAAAGTGTGCAATTTGTGGGTGTAAATTAAATAGTTCACGATACACTCGATTTGCAGGAGATCATGACCACAGGACTGGAAAGCTCCGGGGTCTGCTCTGCACGAACTGCAACACAGCTTTAGGTCTTTTCAAAGATTCTATCGAACGATTAGAAATGGCGAAAAGATACCTAATCGAACATTCCAGTGTCTGAAAGATATAGTCTGATCTTATAGGTGACTATAAGTGTCTTATGACAAGGTGTGATTAACGACCACACCTCAACATTTTGAAATCCGCTCAGTTCCCGGTATTTGGTCGTGCAGATGCTGCATATCTGAAACCGGGTAAGTCTCTTGATGACATCCGTCAGAACATTCCGACTGGTGAAAAGGTGATCGTTATTGACGGTCTTCTGACCACCTCTCAGATGATTCCAGACATTGAAGAAGCTCTGTCTCACTTCGATGTTCGTTCTGAATATTCCAAACAGATGGGTGAAGCACTGGCTCTTAAAATGGACGGTGCAGTTCTTGCAGAAGCAGCAAAGATGGTTGTTGCTAACAAAGAAAATCTGACTGGTCTCGGTAAGGGTGAAATCATCACTAAGAAGATTGCAGCAGCAGACATTGGTGTTACCGAAGCAGAAGGTAAGGCTCTCGTCCAGTCTCTTCTGGAAATCAAAGCTAAGATGTCTAATAACTACGTTCCGGAAACTGAACGCTATGTATTTATGACTCCGACTGCTCGTACTGCACTCATTGCGTCTCTTGTTGCTATCAATCGTGATTATGGTGGTATTGCATCTATTACTGATGCTAACATCCTCCGTATTGCTGGCTTCGATATTATTGAATGTCCGCATCTGACCATGGGTGGTGCTGCAAAGAATGATGGACTTCTTCAGGGTGCTGGTCATATCTTCCCAGAAGACTACAAAGACTCTTGTGCATTTATCGCAATGCATAAGTCCGCTGTAGGTACTGTGAAGCTCCGTGATCTCAAACTGGAACGTGCACGCCGTGCAGAATACCAGTCTGATATGCTTGCTGCCTCTTATGCAGTAGGTCATGGTGGTCTTCGTCCAGAAGCAGCTTACATGGGCTGCATCACTGCTTCTGTCTAATAGCAGATAGGAGCTGAGTATAGAGATATACTCAAAGTAATTAAAAGGAGGTGTATGGCTCGTACCATATGCCTCCTTATATGTTCCTTTAGATTCAATGGAAGAACGCCCTACGGTTGCGATCAATGAGAGATTTGGGTTCGAGTCCCAAAAGGAACACCACAACTATTTATTTAATAAGAAAGGAGCTATTATGATTCTTACATCTAATAAAGCCTTAGAAGCTATCAATGATATGTTAGCAGCTATTGGTGAAGCTCCTGTCAATACTTTGGAAGACTCTCAGAATGTCGATGTAGAAAATGCCATTCGTGTCTTAGACAAGGTGAATAGACAGGTGCAGTCTAAGGGTTGGTCTTTCAATCATATTGAAGACACCTATTTGAATGTTGATATTACTACTAAGAAAATTAAATGGCAGGATGATCTTCTCTATTTGGTTGGTACAGACGGTACTAAGTATATCCAGAGGGGAGACTATGTATATGACTTTGATAATCAGACAGACACCTTTGAGTCCGATATTGAAGTAGAAATCATTAGACTGGTTGACTTTGATTATATGCCACCTGTAGCTAGGGATTACATCGTGGCTAAAGCAGCTCGTATCTTCCAGACCCAGACTTTGAATGATGATAACATTGGTCAGAATCTTATGTCTCAGGAACAGGAAGCATGGGCAGCACTCCAGGAATATGAAATGGAACTTGGAGATTACACTATGTTCTCTGTACAGCCTGTTCAGACTTTGGAGGCTAGATAATATGTCGAGAGTATCACAGACAATCAAAAATATGATTTCTGGTATCTCTCAGCAGCCAGATCTTCTTAGACTTCCAGAACAGTTAGCACATCAGGTCAATGGCTTCTCTACAGAGTCTTCTGGTCTTCAGAAAAGACCCCCGACTCTTTATGTAGGAGATCTTGGAGCTGCTCCTACGAACCCTAATTGTCTTGTTCATATTGTCAATAGAGATGAAACAGAGAAGTATGTCATGCTCTTTGATGGCACTTCTGTTAGGGTCTGGGATGAAGACGGTAAGTCCTATAATGTCAAATATGAGGGAGATGGACAGGCATATATTACTGTGTCTAATCCTAGAAAGGCTCTTAGACTGATAACTATTGCTGACTACACCTTTATCGTAAATAGAGAAAAGGTAGTCAAAATGGGGACTGCTAAAGTACCCTACACCTGGGATGACCATAGCTGTATAGTCAATGTGAAATCTGGTCAGTATGGCAGAACTTATAAGATTCTCATCAATGATACAGAGATCGCCTCTTACACGACACCTAATGGGGATAATGCAACAGACACACAGAAGATTGATACGAACTTTATTAGAGACAAGTTAGGTGATTCTGCTTCTTCTAAAGGGTGGACAGTAGAGAAGTATAACTCTTGTCTTTATCTGACTAAAGCAGATGTGACTATTAAGAATGTCAAATGTGTAGATGGCTTCAATGGTCAGGGCATGTTTGGCATCTTTCACACAGCTCAGAAATTCACTAACCTTCCTACAGAAGCAAAAGATGGCTACACTGTAAAGGTCTTAGGGGACAATGGTTCTGGATCCGATGATTATTATGTCACATATAAGGCATCTGAAAATGTCTGGAAAGAGTGTGCAGAGCCAGGAATTTTAGCTGGTTATGACAAAGCAACAATGCCTCACATTATGACCAGAAACGCCGATGGGTCTTTTACAGTGAAACAGGCACAGTGGGATGATAGAGACACAGGGGATGAAGACTCCAACTCTAATCCTTCTTTTGTGGACGGAAAGATCAATGATGTATTTCTTTTTAGAAATCGTTTAGGATTCCTTAGCGGGGAAAATATTATCCTTTCCAGGTCTGCTTCTTTCTTCAATTTCTGGATGGGGTCTGCTGTAGAAGTACAGGATACAGACCCTATTGATTTGGCTGTCTCCAATAATGAGGTAGACACCCTATATCACGCTGTACCGTTCGCACAGGACTTGGTACTGTTTTCATCTAATTCTCAGTTCATCTTATCTGCTGATGGGGTCTTAACACCTCAGAATGCAGCTGCTCCTCTAGCTACTCAGTTTACATCTGCTAAAGAAGTAAAACCTGTAGGGGCTGGTAGACGAATGTATTTCATTGTTAAGAGGGCTGAGTTTTCTTCGATGAATGAGTATTACACCATGAATGATACGCAGGGGACTAAAGATGCTCAGGATGTGTCTTCTCATATTCCTTCCTTTATTCCTAATGGTGTCTATGCACTATGTCCTTCCAATAACGAACATATCTTATTGACACTTTCTTCTGGGAACACATCCAGAATCTATGTCTATAAGTATCTGTTTTCTGAAGAAGCCAGGATGCAGTCTTCGTGGTCTTATTGGGAATTTAAGGGAGCTACTATTTATGGTGGGGGCTTCTTTGATTCGACTTTCTATATGCTGGTCTCCAGAGCAGGGGAACTGTTTATGGAGAAGATGATTTTCACTTATAACACCAAAGATTACAATGATGAACCTTATAGAGTCTTTTTGGATCGTAAGGCTGTGTCTGCTCCGATTGCTGAGTCAAATTATGATGACATCAATGATAAGACACACCTTCATATTGGTCAGGCATATGGTAATCATTTGTCTACTGGTGCAAAGTATGGGGTCGTAACTTCAGATGGACACTATTATGAGTTTAGCTACAATGATGTAAAGAATGATAATGTCTACATCAATAGAGACCTTAGAGGACAGAAGGTAACTTTTGGTGAGCTTTTTACATTCTATGTACAGCTCTCTCAGATCATGATTAAGCAGCGAACAGAAGCAGGGGTAGTAGCAGAAGAGGAAGGTAGATTACAGCTTTCCAGAATGAAAATTAACTTTTCTAAATCTGGCTACTTTGAAGTTCAGGTAAAGCATAATGATCCTCGGAGTTCTCATTGCTACTATCATACAGCAAGGGTCTTAGGTGCAACGAATAATAAGATGAACGTTATCCCTATGGAGACTGGATCTATGACCATTCCCATTATGGGTAAGAATGACAACGTTCAGATTTCCATTAAGACACAGGCACCTACTGCTATGTCTCTTATGGGATACACATGGGAAGGTAATTACATAAAGAGGACTAGGACGATATGATAACAGTTGACAGAGCTACAGAAAAAGATATCAGAGAATTTGCAGACAATATCCGATATCTGGATGATAAGGAAGTTAGGATTGTGTCTGGTAAGTCCTTTAGGGATCAGCTGGACGAACTTCTTAGAAATAAAAAGCATGTAAAGGTTATTAGATGTGATGGGGTCTTACTTGGAATTGGTGGATGGTATAAAGAGATGTTAGATTGGGGTCTTTACTCTCAGGGTGTCGTTGGTTGGATGCTTCTTACTACAGCAGTGGAAGACCATAAGATAGCATTTCTTAGGTGGTCTAAATGGTTCGTTAAGTGTCTCTTAGACGCCTATCCATACATCGCCAATACAGCCTATATTGGAAATACACTTCATATCAGGTTCTTAGAGTTCCTTGGGGCTCGTTTTCATCCAGACCCCTTTAATTCAAAATTGGTACATTTTTATATTGAAAGGAGTTAGTTTATGTGTTGGTGGGCTGTAGCAGCTCAGGTAGGTCTTCAGGCTTTGGGCATGAGGCAGCAATACAGTGCTCAGGCAAAATACCTTGAAGCTCAGGCTAGAGGAGCTACTAAAGAAATGAACTATGCCTTTCAGAATTATGAATTGGAAAGGCAGGATGCTTATGATGCTGCTGTAAATGATATTATAAAGACCAGAATTAACCAGATGCAGCTGAACTCTCAGGTAAATGCTGCAATCAATGAAGGTTATGCTGGAGGTGGTAGAACAGCTGATAGACTGATGAGAGCATCTGAAGCAGACACTTCTCGTACTGTAGCATCTATTCAGGATAACTATAGCAGAAAATCTAATGAGGTAGATCTCAATAAAGAATCTACTTTACTGTCTACAAAGGACTACATTGCAAATCTTCAGGAGCAGGGAAAGATCTCTAAGACACAGAAGTTCAGTGATATTCTGGCTCTTGGTGCAACGGCTTTGTCTGGGTATGGTCAGTATAAGACACAGAAGGCAGCAGCAAAGGCTAATGGAGGTACCTTTAATTTCTGGGGGTCTCATAGCCCAGACACCAAAAAATCTGGGTCTTTCTTTACCTACAATTCTAATGGTCTCCCTTCTATGGCATCCTATAAGAATGTCTATAATGGAAAAGGAAAACTGAAGAGTAGTAAATTATATATCAAATAATAGGAGGCTAAATGGCTAATATAGTACAAAGTGCAGTGGGTACACAGAGGCAGTTTACTAAACAGCCAGTAGCCACTTATCAGAAGTCCTTGAGGAACTTAAATGCTACTCAGGGAATTGTGAATACTGGGGTAGGTGAGAGACTCTATAGGTCTCTTACTGGTCTTGGTGATGCAGCAATGAAATACGCTATTGGTGAAGAAGATAGAACCAGAGCAAGAGTAGTAGAAGTAGAACCTCTCATCAATGCAGCTACAGAGGAAGATTGGAAAAAGTTATCTGCTATTGAGCTTTTGAATAAATATGGGAAGTTCCAGTTAGCAGATAACCCCTATGCTGTAGCAGCTATTGAACAGGCGCGAGGTAAGTACATGTCTGAGAAATTTACTCAGCAGTACAATATCACAATGGCAGAAAGTCCTGTAAAGGAACCAGAAGAAGAGCGTAAGAGATACGACCAAGAAAAAAGAAAGTTCCTTGAAGATAATGTAAATGAGTCTTACGATGTAGACCAGTTCTATAAAGGCTTCTGGGCTTCCAATCCTCAGGATCTTTTGAATGTAACTAATCAGAAGATTGCAGAGAAGTCTAAGAGTCTTATGACAATAGGTAAGGCTTCTTTTCAGGCAGAGGCTTCTACATATGTTAGAGAGAATGCTGATAAGAGTCCAGAAGAGTTTATTGATGGTATTCAGAAACTCATTAACAGTTCTGTCTTAATGTCTTTGCAGCTTGATGAAAGAAAAGCAGCAATGGAGGGTATTTTAGGCGAGATTGCTACAGAAGTAGGGTCTCCAGACCTCATTAGAAAATGTGCAAATATTGCTATTACTAATACAGATAATGGGGATGCTAAGGAAACTGTAGGGAAGTATGTAGACCTTAACCCATACATTAAGATGGCAGAAGACACAGCTAAAGCAAGACCAAATCAGTATATGCTTAAACAGCAGGAGACCTTGGCTAGGTTTAAAACGGTTGCTGAGCTGGATAATTGGTGGAAGAATCTGACACCTACTGAACAGCATATGTTTAAGCCCGACTATGGAAAGTACAGAGTCTCTCTGATTGCAGATGAGGAAGCAGCTAAGAAGCAGATGATAAGACAGAATCAGAAGCGTATTTCTCAGAATACAAGCGATCAGATTGGTGATATTGCACTGGCTCGTAGAATGGCAGGGCATGCTGATGGTACCTATTGTTCTTCGGATCAGGCATATGCAGCAGCTTCTAAGGTACTCAAGAATATGCAGCCTGGGGATACGAAGACCTTTGCTCAGGTCCTCCTTTGGTCTTCTAATACGAAGATGCAAAAAGAGTATACAGGGTATTTTAAACAGGGTATCTTGGGGATGTCTCCAGATGAAATGAGTGACACAAGTAATCCACGAAGTGTTACTAATGGTCTTGCTCTTTGGAATTATAATCCAGCAGTCTTTGCAGCAACTTTTGGTAAAGACTTAGCTTCTGATATGCAGACCATTCAGGCTCTTATTGACTTCAAAGGAAGTGAAACAGCTGGCTTTGAACTCTTCTGTCAGGGTAGAGATAATATGGCAAGAAATGCAGAGGTTAAAGAAGCAGCGGAAACCTTTTCTAAAGAAGCTATGTCTGATGGGGATGCTGTTGAATTAACGAATGCAGATGACCCATCTAACACAGTCAATATCTCAATTTCTGCCGATTCTTTTGCACAGGTTAATTCCTCAGCACTGAAGTATATGAGAGCTAGTGTCCCCGATGAAGATGCAGCAAAATATATCCTTCAGTCTTCGTTAAAGAAAAATTATGTTGCGTATGATGATAGACCCATTCCTCAGGTGGTCTTTGCAAAGAAGACAGATGCAACGAATGGCATTGATGCTTCCGATGACACTTATGGGGCAGCTACTCAGTTTATGAATGCTTATAAGGAGAGTGCAAATGCTGAATATCCAGGAATGGCATCTACCTGGTGGTGGGGAGTTGATAATAAGATTCATTTTGGTGATCCTAGTTATGGTTGGGATGAGGCGTATACCCTTGATGAATTTTATGATAAAGTCAATCAGTGGCATTATGATAGAGGGGCAGCAGAAGAAAATAGTGAGGAAGATACTGAGAGTGCTGAAACAGAAGACTCTGGTGCAACAATGATAGGGAGTAGAAGAGCCTCTTATGGTGGACCAAATTGGAATGGATGGTGAGGATAAATGACATATTATGAATTAGCAGAAAGAGCAGCACAAGTTGCTAATGAAGATTTAGGAACAAATAACATTGATCCTCACTGGGTCTATGCACAATGGCAGCATGAATCAGGAAATTTCACTTCTCGTATGGCTCAGGAGAATAACAACTTTGGGGGTGTTACTCAGGTAGAGCCTAATGGTGAAGAAAACAAAATGACAAACAGTAATCTGTATGCTATGATGTTTGACTCTCCAGAAGACTATGCAGATTACTTTGGACACTATCTTGCAAAGTATGCAGAAAATGGTATTGGTGAAGCATCTAATGTTGATGAATACTTAGCAGCTTTGCAGAATGGTGGTTATTTTACATCTGATGATAATTCAGGAAATCATTATTATGAAGGTGTTCATGCTTATCTTGGTGGGGACTTCATTGATAAAGCCGTAACTCACGTTGGTCCTTGGGGCACGACACACCCATATGTGTTACCCCAGACACCTACTCCTAAGAAAGTCTATAGCTTCTGGGAAGAGTTCTATGAGAAATTTACCAATCAGTTTGTAGACCAGGGTTCGGTGTCTGCTGTAAGAACTGCTTGGGCTAACTTTATCAATAGAGACTCTATGGCTGAGTTAGCTATGAGTGACTATAGACCTTCTAAAGAAGATATTGAACTTGTCCAGAAGGGTCTTGAAGGAGACTCAGTAGCTCAGAACTATGTATTGACTCAAGCGCATAACCGAAAGACTCTTCTGGAGCTTCTGGCTATGAAACAGGAAGATAAAGCAAGAGAAAGAGCCGTAGATGAAATGGACTATGGCATTTCTACAGTTGGGTCTATTCTGGGGTCTGTATTGGATCCTACCCTTCTTTTAGCATTCGTCCCTGGGGCAAATGTGTCTACAGTAGCAAGTATTGCCTCTAAGGCAGCTAAACTTAGATCTTTACTTGCCCTTGGTGGGCGTGTCATCAATGAGAGTAGAGCAGCTAGAATTGCAGCAAGAGCTTTGACAACTTCGGTAGCAGCAGGGGCAGATAGATTTGCAGCAGAACGCTGGGGTGGCTTTAAACCAGACTATGCTACTGCAATGACCTTTGGTGGTATCTTAGGTGCTATTGGTGGTGCTATATCGAAATCTGGTGGTGACTTTGCAAGAGTTTTAGACCAGACTAAGAGAAGTACCGAAGAAGAGATGGTGCGAGTCGCTATTGGGGCTACTCCTAAAATGGAAGTAAAACCTCATGTACAGGATGCTCTGAATAAAGATATGCTGGATGACTTTGCACAGGAAGGTTCTGATATTGATCTTCACTATTCTGAAAGAGCTGCTAAGGAAGCTAAAGAAAAGGCTGAATTAGAAAGAGAGCCAGAAGTTGCACAGGAAGGGGCTGGCTTGGAAGGTGTCTTCAACAAAGAGAAGACAGTTACAGCCACTGGAGGTGTTCAGAGAGAAGCAGCAGACAATAAGATCACTGCTTCTGAAACTAGAACATTTGAACCAAACCCTCCAATTAGTCCAACTGGGGCTGTAGAGAATCTTAATAAGATTGCTACAGACAATTTCTATAATCTGGTAGAACCTAACTCTATTACTGATACTCTTATTAAGAATGGGCAGCTGTTCATTTTGACTGAAGCAAAGGCTCGTAAATGGGCTGCTCATTATGGTGTTGAGTTAGACCCAAAAGCTAAGGCATTCAGTTTGCCAGGTCTGGGTGTCTCTATTTTGATCCGTGAAAAGGTCAATAAGAGAAACCTTACAGGTATCGTTATGCATGAAGCTGGTGTCCATATGGCACTTCGCAACATGATTGAACCAAAGCTCTATCAGGAGATTCTTGATATTGTTAAGGATCGTATGGAGCACTCAACTAATAAAGTGTGGTTGAGAGCTACCAGAAATGCGACTAGCCCAGAAGAAGCTCTTGCTTACTGGGTGGAGCAGATGGGTAACAGACACAAATTAGATAGTGTTGTTAAGAGAGTCCGTAAGGGACTTGAACAGTGGTTAGACCCTAACTTTGATGCTGATATGTGGATAGCAGACACAGTGGCTGGTGCTCTTAAAAAATATGCTGCAAAGGATAAGGATGTATATAATGTTGTCTCTATGATCCTTGATCCAGCTCGTGCAGTAAAGAGTAAGCAGTGGGCAGATGCTATAAAAGCTACAGGGTCTACTAACCCTGAAATCATCTTTAAGCATTGGATTACACATAAGCCTAACAAGAACTCTGCACTCTATAAGGAGATCAAAAGACAGGCAGAGATTGCCTATGATAGCAAAGATCTGACTGATAAGGAAATCGAAGACTTTGCTTTGAAGAAATATTTCCATTCTGAACTGTATGATGAAGGTCCTGTTGTTGCTAAGAAAAAGAAGCAGCCTACAGAAGCCATAGATACAAATGCAGCTAAAGAAGAGGAAGGTCCAAAAATCTATCCCGATACTGCAAACCCAGCTCGTGAAAGAGCTGACAATGCTCAGGGTGATCTTGAAAGACTCATGATAAGAAATGCGCATGAGACCATTCATAAGGATGATCCTGTACAGACTCTTCCAGATGGCTCTCATGTCATTGAAGGTATCTCTTACTCCAAAAACAACACCAATGGTGAAGGAATGGCAGCTGTAGCAGAAGACCTTGGTGAAATTCACTACTCTAAAGAAGGTGTCACTAAGACTATCTTTGATACGGTGTCTGATAAAGGAGCCAGCTCTAAAGCTCGTCAGGGTAGATTTGGCAGATTAGGTCTTTGGATGGAACATGGTATGTTCTTTGGGAACATTTTTGGTATCATGAGAAACTCTCATTCTCGTTTAATGCAGATGGCAGCTAACATGATCTTTAATGATCCTCGAATGGAAGCGTCCTATGCTGACTTCTTACCCGCTGAAAGTATTAAGCAGTTAATGCTCGATAGATGGAACTCTCAGTATATTTCTTTCCTTGATAAGAGACAGCAGTATATCAGAGCTACCTTTGGGATCTTTAATGGTCTGCAAAGAAATCACTTTATTCATAAGGTAAACGAACAGATTATTGACTGCTATAATGCAAAAGCTAGAGGAGACACTTTGAAGCTGAAAGAGTTCTCTCCAGAGATTCAGAGCTTGGCTCAGGACATGGAAGATCTGACAGGGGACATGATGAGACAGATGCAGAAGAGATCTGAGAACCTTGGAGGTAGAAAGGGTCTGGGGTCTTTACTTAATCAGACGGATCTGACCAACTCAGTTAAAGAGTTCTTCAGAATCACTGATGAGGAAAAGCTGTACGGCTGGATGTCTCGTAACTACAATGATATCAATGACGTTTTAGCAGATCTTACAGAATACGCTAGACGCTTTATGGATAGAGATGCTGAAGCTAAATACTTTGTTGAACTAAAGAAAAGAGAGTTTGAAGCAAAGAAAAAGAGTTATAAAGGTAAGAAGCCTTTACAGTGGGTTGAACCTACAGAGGAAGAGATCGAAGAACACCTTGAACAGGCAGCAAAGAATTGGGCATATGGTCGTATTGATAAGAACAATTCTCGTCTTAACTTTGATCTTAAAGAGACAAAGTTAGCAAACCCATATACGGCTTTCTCAGACACCTTGAAACATCGTTTACCTGTAGATACTTCTGGAGTTATGAAGCTCAAAAATGGGCTCGAATTTAGTTTCGATAAGGATATCAGAAGCTATGACTTAGATGGTTTCCTTCCGCAGATCATGAATAGACTCAGTGGTGAAATTGCTCTTAGAGCTACTATTGGTGACTCTAAGGCACAGAAAGAGTTCTATAGTAAGATTGCTCAGGAGCTTGCTAAGAATGGTGGTGTCAGAAATGGTGAAAGAGAGCTAGAAGCACTCCAGATGGGTCTCCATAAGATGCTTGGTATTGGCACTTACAATACAAATGAACAGAAAGGATGGGACGCTCTTTCTAATACGATCCGTAGTATGTCTTATTCAAACGTAGGTGGTAATATGACATGGGCACAGCTGGGGGAACTTGGTGGGTCTATTGCTTATGGTGGCTGGAAGGTATTAGCTAACAATATTCCTATCTTTGGTAACTTAGCAAAGAGCATTCGCCTTGGTAAAGATGGAGCTGAGATTGTTGATACCGTTACTAGAAAGCTCTTTGCAGCAGACATTGCTACTAGAGGATGGCGTACATCTGCTTCTACAGACTCTAAGGTATATGGACAGATCTTTGATAAGGTGGCTGCTGATAATCCTAAACCCTCTATTTTAGGTAGAGGTATGGATACTTTTAATAGGAATGTAAAGAGAGCAGCTCTTATTACTTCTTCTGTCAACTTCATGCCTAAACTTACTAATGCTATGGTGCATTCTATGAGACAGGCAGCTATTGAAGACTGCTTAGAGTGGGCTATGGGTAAGAATATGAAGAGTATGGTGCGTAACCCATTCTCTAAAGGAAAGTGTGCAGCAGCAGGTATTCATACTCAGAAAGAGATCGAAAATGTCCAAAAGGCTATCAAAAAGTATCTCATTGATGAAAGAGGTAATGTAGATCATTGGATGGATGAAGACCCAATGACCTTTGCTAAATGGAAACGTCTGGTAGATAATGAGTCAATGAGAGGTATCCAGCAGAACAGTATTGGTAACATGACGCCATTCAAAGAGAAACATAGACTCTTTTTCCAGTTCAAAGACTTCACTATGAAGGCTATGAACCAGCAGTTTATGAGAGCTTTGTCTTCCTGGGAGAGAGATGATGCTATGGCAGCTCTGTACTCTTATGCTACAAATACTTTGGCTTATTATGGGATGACAGTAGCTAAGGCATATGCTTTCTATCCAAATGATGAACAGAAGAGAAAAGAGTATCTGGAGAGAAATGCTAGTCCGATGAAGGTGGCTCTCTCTGGTCTCTTTCGCATGTCTATGACAGCTCCTTTATCTTTTGCTTCGGATATGTGGGAAGTAACTACAGGACAATCAATGTATCGTACTACAGTTGATAATTCCAGAAATGTAAGAGATGCTTCTGACTCTTGGGATAAGAGAGTTAGTGATGCAGCAAATCAGGCACCAGCTTTGGGGATGGCAGGAAAGATTTATAATGCAGCTCAGGGTGCTAAGAATTTAGCTACAGGAGAAGGTACGGAGAAAGATATTGATAAGCTGGTTGCTTCATGCCCTCTGGGGTCCTATATGGCTATGTCTTACTTTGGAGCTATGACTAAAGAGTCTCTGAATCTTCCTGAAAAGAAGGCAGCTGCAAAGAAGATCAAAGGACAGAAGGGGCAGAAGACTAAAGGAAAGAATGTACAGAAATTGCTGAATGATAAAGCAAAGCCTTCTAAAAAGAAGAAGACAGAAATGCTAGTGTCTAAAGTCAAATAATGCTATACTAGCGTAGAGGTGATAAACATGGATAATATAAACTGGAATGATGCCTTATTTATATCACAAATACTGATATGGGTAGGGGCTATACTGGGGCATTTAAAGTTCTGTGTCATTCTTGTTTTTATTGAAATGGCATTTATCATGTTTATTGCATTCCCTTTATTTATCTTCTGGAGCATCAATGCGATTTTTGGTGGAGAGGTCGCTTTTATTGCTGCCCTTCTTGCCTTTGCTTTCATAGCATATTACTTCTATAGTGAACGACAACTAAAGAAGAAATTCAAAGATTTATATGATAGGTAGTCCTTAGTGACTACCTATTTTTTTTTTTTATCAATAGGAGATGACAGAAAATAAGTAACGAAAGAAAAGCTCAAATTTTCTATCAGGGAAATGGGTCTCAGACACAGTATTCGTTTCCTTTTGACTACCTTAGAAAGGCGTTCGTGCATGTCTCTCTGATTTCTGATGAGTCCATTACAGAACTCACTCAAGGAACAGATTTTACAGTAACAGATAGAGTAGTTACTTTAGCTGCTGCTACAACTCTCAAAATTAAGATTTATAGACAGACAGCTACAAAACCTCTTGTAGGATGGGCTGATGCTTCTGTTCTTAAAGCTGCTGATATGACCGTTCAGTCTACTCAGCTGCTCCATCTGGCAGAAGAAACTTCAGACCTTGCTCAGGATGGAGGTCTGAGTAAAGACACAACTGATAATGTCTGGGATGCTAAATTTAATAAGATTAAGAACCTTTTGGATCCTACAGATCCCGGAGATGCTGTCACTCTTAGCTACATCACAAAGAATCAGGACAGTCTCTTGAATCAGCTTAAAAGCACAGGTGCAGCCCAGAATGCTGCTATTGTATCTACTGGGGATGCTCAGAATGCTCGTTTAACTGCTACAGGAGACAATCAGAATACCCGACTGACTACTACAGGAGATACCCAGAATACTCGTTTGGTGACTACTGGGGACTCTTACGTCAACACTATGACCACTTTAAGAGACACTACTGCTACTAAGGCTACTGAAGCTAACAATAGTGCAGATCTTGCTAAGAAGTGGGCTGTGTCTGCTTCTAGTCCAGATGGGGCTACTGATAGTAAGTCCTCTAAGACTTGGGCTGAGGCAGCTAAGGTGCTTGCTAATAATGCAGCTGCTTCTGCTAGTGCTGCTCAGTCTAGTGCAGATTCCAGTGCATCTTATGTAGCTACTGCTTCTTCTAGTGCAAATGCAGCAAAGCAAAGTGCATTATCTAGTGCTAATAGTGCATCGGCAGCATCTTCTAGTGCTTCTAATGCATCTACAAGTGCTACTAATGCAAAGCTGAGTGAGACTAATGCAGCTAATAGTGCAAAGGCAGCAGCTCAAAGTGCTATTGATGCTGCTAAGTTTGATCCTTCTAGCTACTATACGAAGACAGAAACTTACACTAAAGCAGAAGTTGACAATAAGATCAGTAATATTGATTTGAGTCAGTATGCAACCACAACTTATGTGCGTACAACTATCGCGTCAGCAAGAGCATCTATTGAAGCTAATATTCCTACAAAGACTTCTCAGCTGACTAATGATAGTGGCTTTGCAGTAATCAGCAATGGACATCTTGTTATTAACGGAGCAGAACTATGGATAGAATAAAGAATTACATTATACATTGGCTAGGTGGCTATACCACCTATGAGTATCATACCATTGAACTCCAGCGCGACCGTCTGTATGTGGAACTAGATAAACTGAAAACACTTGACCACGATACCGTGTTGGATATTGATGGTAAACAAATATGGGTGGAATAGGGGGACTTGATGAGTACACTTACAAAGAAACTGCACATTCTAAAAACAGGCGAAACAGAAGAAACCTGTAATATTTATACAACGCCAGAAGAAGTAGGTGGTAGTCCTTATCTAGCTCTCGAGGTAGATGGACAAAAAGGGTATGTAAAATTAGGAAGCACAACGGACGCTAACGCAACCCATCTGAAAGTGAAGAAAAATGGCACTACTTACGCAGCATGGAAACAAGCAACAGTTGCTGTGCCGACTGGGAGTGTTTCAGTTGGCGAAGGTGATATGTTCTCTGTACCTCCGGGGGTTGAAGTTATTAAGGTATTCTGGAGTAAGTACGAATACGACGATACATCGAACAGTATGTATACATATGTTGGAGTAACCCCCGGCAAAACGTATGAATTGCAATGTTATACTTTTATAGTATGGCCAGAAGGAGACCCTGGAAGAGAGGATTACGACGGGATATACCTAGGGTCGATATCCGGGACTAAAGTCAAAACATGGTTTCAACGTACCCCAGCTGATGACATACAGGATACACATGACCTCCGTGGTTTTGAGCTGAGTTGGTCGCCAGAAATAAATAAAATGAAGCCGACGTACACTGATTATTAACAAAAGGAAAGGTGATTATCATGTTCGCTTATCCCCCAACACCGCCAGCTATCAATAGCTTCGGAGGTGAAGTAAATGATGTAGAGGAAGTAAGGAGAGCTAGAGTAGACCCTTGTGGCTCTCTAACTTTCTTCATTTCTAAAAAAGAAAACAGGGTCTATGTAAAGTACATTGATCTTAGTGGTCTTCCTGTTATTGAAGTCTATGAGAAAGCAAAAGGACAGGAAGAGAGTCTGAATGAAAGGTTAAAGACACTTGAAGAAAAAGTAGATACATTGATTGCTAAAGGTAAAGGAGACTAATCATAATGAACGCTAACATTGAAACAGCTATGGGGAGTGTCTTTTGGCACTCCCTATTATATTTATATTAAGAAAGGGGACTACTTGGATATTCTAAATAGTATTGTTGCTATTTTAACAGTAGCAAGTTGCCTTAGTGCTGCTTTTAACTACGTTGTTATCAGACCATTACAGCACGCTATTGACCTGAATAGTGACGTATTGCATGAGTTGAAGAGAGAAATTGAAAGGAGTGTAGCAGACAGGCGTGCTTTGGATGTTCGTGTAGCAGCTCTTGAAGAAGCTCATAAAATCAATTCTAAACGCCTTGATGAAATATGCTCTACGTTAAGCGAAAAATCAAAGAGATAATCAGTACGTTTAAGATTAAGAGAAGTGACAAAGACTCCATGAGACTCATCAAATGGAGTCTTCGTTATCTTCTATTTTGTTTAATGCTTTATTTGGTGATGACCTTATATGAATGGGTCACTACAGGTCATGCTAACTTATCTGAGTTTAGACAATACATCACAGCCGTTGGGGGCTTGACCATTGCTATTCAGACCTTTAGTAAGTGGCTAGTAGATAGTGACCATGATGGTATCCCAGATGAAGCTAAGAAAGATAATGAAAGGAGATTTCCACCATATGACCCCAGATGAATTTATTGATTTTATCGGAGACACAGCTGGTAAGGTATGTGCTGAATACAATCTTCCAGCTTCCGTATGTATTGCTCAGGCTATCCTTGAAAGTGGCTGGGGTAGGTACTGCATCGGACAGTTCAACTACTTTGGTCGCAAGTGGAATGGCTGGGGTAACTATGTAAGACAGCAAACAACAGAATATGAGAATGGTGAATATGTCACTATCTATGATAAATTCCAGTCCTATGAGTCTCTTGAAGATGCCATTAGAGATTGGTGCATTCTCATTGCTGAAGACTATAAATATTCTGATGTGATCTATGCATGGCATGAACACTGGTCTGTAGAGGACTTTGTGTACGCTCTTGCACCGATCTATGCTACAGACCCAGATTATGCTTCTAAGATTATGGCTACAATCAATGCTAATGATCTTACTAGATTTGATGGATGGGGAGATGAAACGAATGCCGAAGATTAACAGTGCCATTATTGACCAGATTGCACAGCTGGAAGTTGATGCTCTTCTTGATGGTCTTACTGATCCAGAGCTGAGACGCAATCCAGCTTTCCTTGATAAGGTCAGACGCTTCCTTAAAGAGAACCAGCTTCAGACCACTCCTGAGACACCGGGGGTAGCTGAACTGATGAAGAGGCAGCAGACCACAGATATCCCGATCTTTAAGGAGGAGGTAGGTGCCTTTGCTGTGGACGGAAGACCAAATTAAACAGGCTCATAAGGACTTCCGTGTATTCGTGTTCATGGTCTGGAAGTCTATCGGTCTGCCAGACCCTACACCTATACAGTACGATATTGCAAAGTACCTTATGAATACCCCAACTGACCGAAGCATCATTGAAGGGTTCCGAGGTGTCGCTAAGTCCTTTCTGACTTGTGCGTACACCGTATGGATGCTTTGGAAAGACCCTCAGATAAAGGTCTTGGTTGTATCTGCATCCAAAGATAGAGCAGATGCAAACGCTGTCTTTATCAAACGTATCATCTATTTGCTCCCCTTCTTGGAGCCTTTACAGACCCAGAGGGGGCAGCGAGATACCCAGAATCTCTTTGATGTGGGGCTTGCTGTACCAGACATTTCTCCATCTGTGAAATCTGTAGGTATCACAGGGCAGATCACAGGGTCTCGTGCAGACCTCTTGATTGCTGATGACGTAGAAGTACCTAACAACTCTGGTACTCAGGTGCAGCGAGATAAGCTAGGGGAAGCTGTAAAGGAATTTGATGCAGTCTTAAAGCCGGGTGGTAAGATCATCTATCTGGGGACTCCTCAGAATGAAATGAGTCTCTATAATGAACTAACTAAGCGTGGCTATAGCAGACGTATCTGGACTGTCTTATACCCTGCTTCTACAGCAGAAAGGGAGTCCTATGGGAATGACTTAGCACCATTTGTGGCAGACCCTTATGATGCAGACCCAGAGTCTTTTGCTGATAAGTTTATCCCTACAGACCCAGATAGATTCAATGTAGAGGAAATTGAGAAGCGTAAACTGTCTTATGGTAAGGCAGGGTTCACTCTTCAGTTTATGCTTAATACGAATCTCTCTGATGCTGAAAAGTATCCATTAAAGGTAAAGGACTTCATTGTAGCAGACCTTGATCTGAAACAGTCTAGCCTCAAATGGGCATGGTGCTCAGAAGGATCTAAAAGGCTCTCAGACGTGCCCTCGGTGGCTCTTAAGGGAGATTACTTCTATAGTCCTTTGAGTCGCTCTGAGGAGGTTTCAGAGTATTCTGGAACGGTTATGGCTATTGACCCTAGCGGTAGAGGTAAGGATGAGACTGCTTATGCGATCATTAAGTTCCTCAATGGTTATCTCTTCATTGTCGATATTGGAGGCTATCATGAGGGCTATTCGGAAGGTACATTGACTACCTTAGCTAATAAAGCAAAGTTCTATGGAGTCAATGAGATTGTCATTGAATCTAACTTTGGTGATGGCATGTTTGCTCAGCTGCTAAAGCCAGTCCTTAATAAGATCCATCCATGTGCTGTTCAGGAGACCAATAGTCGCCAGCAGAAAGAGAAGAGAATCATTGATACCTTAGAGCCTCTTCTGATGTCACATAAAATCATCCTTAATCAGAGTGTTATTATGGATGACTATAAGGTCTATGAAAGAAAACCAGCATACTCCTTTATTTATCAGATGACACGCCTTTGTGATGAAAAAGGTGCTCTTGCTCATGATGATAGATTGGATGCTGTAGCAATGGCAGTAGCTTATTGGCATGATGTTATTGATAGAGATGCAGACATTGGTATGGAAGACCATCTGGAAGAAGAGCTAGAGATGTGGGCTGATCCAGATGGAGGTGCCTTAAATTGGGGAAAACCAGAGAGCTTTAATGACAAATTAAGTCTAGGAAAGATGCATATAAAGAGTCTGAATCCCTTTAGATAATAATTATTAAAGGAAGATTAGCTTGTTTAACTTCCTTTAATAATTCTATTTGAGACACGAACATACAATTTAGGTAATTGAGTCAGGCAATGATGGAGGGTTAGAAGGTTACTTATGGTACACAGAGAGGACTTCAAATTGATCTTCACACTGACGTGGCATAAGGAGTGCTTCTGTTCTATTTTAAGTTAGTAGCTAGCTATTAGCTACTACTTTAAAACTATCTTATATAGAACTCTTAAAGCCTCTTAAAGACCTCTATCTCTTCTGGTCAGGTATGATAAAGTATTTCTAAACAATTCTTAAGGACTTCTAAAATGCTATCTTTACTAACTAACTATCTAACTACTACTATCAAATATATCATAGTAGCTGTAGTCTCTTTCCTCCTTGGCTATGGCTGCTATGCTTATTTTCATAAACCACTATCTACTACTAACTCTGAATCTAAAGTGGAAAGTAAGTCTAAAGACACTGAGGTGATCCATGAAACGCACACTGTCACAATTAAAGAGAAGCAGCGAGACACAGATCCAGACTTGGTAGTAAATAACAGATACACCGCTAGTATCCAGGGAGAGACCCTTGAGATACCAGTGGCTTCTCATAAAGATCAGACAAAGGTAACTACAGAGATCAACATGACTCCTGTGGTCCGTAAATTGGCTGATGCAGAGTACAAAAGGAATTGGGAAGTGTCTACAGGTCTCGGTAGGTCCCACGATGGTCACTTCTATGTTCCTATTGGTCTCCAGAAGAATTACAATTACAATAGAGCTATTGAGG